TTCTGCAGGAAGTGGTTTTGTTTATTCTAATCCTCAAAGTTTTGATGGTATAGCTGGATCTAATATTGCAAAATCTGCAGGTTATACAATAAGAACAGGAAAATATAAAAATGATGCAAGAGATGCATCAAGTGATTATGTAACTAGTAATTTTTTCTTTTTTACAGTTGACACAAATACTGCTACAAGTGGTAATATAAAAGGAGGAGGCTACGGTTGTTCCGTTGGGCCTGTAACAATAGAAGCATGATAAATAAAATTTGGAATTGGATAAAAAATATTTTTAAACCTGAAAAACAAGATCCTCATCTTACAATGTATGAAGAAATAGAGGAAACTGCAAAACAGAAAAAAATACGTTTAAAACATCAAGGAGATAATAAATAATGGCTGGAATAAGTTATACAACTTTAGTTACACAGATAAGAAATTATACTGAAACAGATTCTAATGTTTTAACTACAGATATTTTAGAGAATATAATTTTAAATTCTCAATATAGAATTATGAGAGATATACCTATTGATGCAGATAGATTACAACAATCAGGTAATTTAGTTATAGGTCAAGAGTCAATTAATGCTCCAGCAGGTGCATTATTTGTAAGAGGTATACAAGTTTATGATTCTAACTCTGCTATAACAGGTGCTAATACTTGGTTAGAAAAAAAAGATGTAACTTATTTACAAGAATATGTGTCTTCAACAGCTTCTGCTAAAAGAGGTAAACCTAAATACTATTCTATGTATGGAGGAGCGACTGGAGATACTGATACTACATCAGGAAGAATGTTTCTTGCACCAGTCCCTGATGATACTTACAAATTTAGAGTGCATTATAATAAAATGCCGGCCACTTTAGAGTCTGGAAATGCTACAAACTATATAAGCATAAACTTTCCAAATGGTCTATTATATTGTTGTCTATCTGAAACTTATGGTTTTTTAAAAGGCCCAATAGACATGTTGACACTATATGAAAATAAGTATAAACAAGAGATACAAAAGTTTGCTAACGAACAAGTTGGTAGAAGACGAAGAGATGACTACACAGATGGCGCTATTCGAATACCAGTAAAATCAGCAAACCCGTAGGAGATATAAATTATGGCAATATCATCAGCAGTTTGTAACAGCTTTAAACAAGAAATTTTAGTTGGTACACACAACTTCACAGCGTCAAGTGGTAATACTTTTAAAATTGCATTGTTTACAAGTGATGCATCTTTAGGTGCAGGCACTACAGCTTACTCTACATCAAACGAAATTTCAAACACATCGGGATCTGCATATTCTGCAGGAGGTGCAACCCTTACAAGTGTAACACCAGCTTTAGATTCATCAACTGCAGTTTGTGATTTTGCAGATGTTAGTTATACTTCTGCATCTTTTACAGCAAACGGTGCTTTAATTTATAATGACACACAATCAGATAAAGCTGTAGCTGTTATCGCTTTTGGTGGTGACAAGACAGTATCAAGTGGAACTTTCACAATTCAATTTCCAACAGCAGACGCATCTAACGCAATCATCAGAATAGCATAGGAGGCCACCCATGTCGGTGACTTCAGGATGGGGCCGGTTAACCTGGGATCAATCTCAGTGGGGCGGTTCAACAGTTTTATTAGAAGGCTGGGGAGCTAGAGCTTGGAGCGAAAATGAGTGGGGAGAACTTGGCGACGTAACAGTAACACTGACCGGTGTATCAGCAACTGTATCTTTAGGTGACTCAGAAGAATTTAACGAAACAGGTTGGGGAAGATTAGCTTGGAATGATGCTGATTGGGGTGAAGGAAGAGATGAAACTGTATCTTTAACAGGTATTGAAATAACTTCTTCACCAGGATCTATTAATACAGAGGTTGCTTATTTATTAGAGATGATTGGTTCTAATCACTCTTTAACTTCAAGTGTTGGTAGTCCAGAAGTTTTTGGTGAAATAGGTGTGCCACTAACAGGTGTATCAGCTGAGTTTGCAACACCAACAATGTCCTACGTTGGAACTTTAGTTGGTTGGGGTAGAGATTCATGGGGAGATAATTCTTGGGGAGAATCTCCAAATCAAGTTATTCCTTTAGTAGGCCAAGATGCAACTGCAAGCGTTGGAGCACCTACATTAAAATTTGCATATGAATTATCGAGTCAAGTAGCAACTACAAGTGTTGGAAGTTTAAGTTTTGTAATTAGTCCAACAATTAGTTTAACTGGACAAGCAGCCACATCCGATGAAGGACTTTTAGGTTTAGCTTTTGGTGTAAGCACTGAACCAGTAACAGGAATAGCTTTAACTTCTAGTTTAGGAACTCCTGGATTAGAGTTTGGTCCAAGTTCAATTACCGGTGTAGCAGCAACAACTAGTGTTGGAGATATAACTACAGGATCTGTAGAATTATTAAACATCACAGGAGTATCTGCTACTGTTTCAGTAGGATCTATTTTACCTGCAGATGTGGTAGGTTTATCAGGTCAATCTTCTACGTCTGCTGTGGGATCTATTACACCTACAGATGTAGTACAAGGATTAGTATTAGATCAACTTACATCTACGGTAGGTTTACTTGGAATACAAGCTTACGCAAACATTGACACAGGCTCAAATACATCGTATACAAGTGTTGCAACAGGATCAAATAGTAGTTATTCTAATGTTGCAACAGGATCAAATACAAGTTATAGTGACGTCGCATAGGAGATAAAATTTATGGCATCAACATACACACCTTTAGGAGTTGAACTTCAGGCAACTGGTGAAAACGCAGGGACATGGGGTACAAAAACTAATACTAATTTACAAATTATAGAACAAATTTCTGGTGGATACACAACACAATCAATAGCTGGTGGTGCTCAAACTACTGCTTTATCTGTATCCGATGGATCAACTGGTGCAGTTTTATCTCATAGAATGATTGAGTTCACAGGAACTATTTCTGGAAATCAAATTGTAACAATACCTTTAGATGTTCAAACTTTTTATTTTTTAAGAAATTCAACTTCAGGATCACACACAGTTCAGTTTAAATATGTATCGGGAAGTGGTGATTCATTTACTTTTGCAGCAGGAGATAAAGGTGATGCTCTTGTATTTGCAACTGCAAATGATGGAACTAATCCAGATATAGATACATTACCTGCTGGTGATGTTACATTAACTGGAACTCAAACTTTAACAAACAAAACTTTAACTTCACCAAAAATTGGAACTTCAATTTTAGATACTAACGGAAATGAACTTGCGCTTTTAACAGCGACTGGTTCTGCAGTAAATGAATTTACAATTGCAAACGCAGCAACAAGTGGAGGACCAACTCTTTCATCTACAGGTGGAGATACAAATATTGATATTAACATAACGCCAAAAGGAACGGGAGATGTTGTTCTTGCCGGTGATACAGTAAAAGTTGGAGACTCTGGAGCAGCTGCTACATTGACTTCAAACGGAGCAGGAGCACTTACAGTTACAACAGGAGGTGCTGCAGATCTAGTATTAAGCACAAACAGTGGAACTGATTCAGGTACTATTACAATTACAGACGCAGCTAACAATGATATTACACTTACTCCTAATGGAACAGGGGATGTTGTCCTTTCAGCTGATACTGTAAAAGTTGGAGATTCTGCTGCAGCAGCCGTGTTAACTTCAAACGGTGCAGGAACACTTACAGTAACAACTGGTGGTGCGTCTGATCTTATTTTAAATACAAACTCTGGAACAAATTCAGGTAACATCACAATCACTGATGCAGCTAATGGCGATATAACTCTTTCTCCTAATGGAACTGGAGTTGTAAAAGGTGTTGATGGTGGCGATAATACAGCAGCTATTAAAATTGCAGGAAAAGAAAGTATTTGGATTCCAGCAGTTGCAATGTATCCAACAACTACAAATGGTTGTGCAGATCTTGAACAAACAGAATTAACAGCTGGACAACCTGAACTTAAAACTTTAGATTTTGATAAAGATAGTGATGAGTTTGCTCAATTTGCAATAGCATTTCCTAAATCATGGAATGAAGGCACAGTAACTTTTCAACCTTTTTTTACAGCAAATACAACAAACACGGGTTCAGCTAAATTTATTTTAGCGGGTGTTGCAGTAGCTAATGATGGTCCTATCGATGCAGCGTTTGGAACAGGACAAGGAACAGCAATAGGATTTAGTGGCACAGCTAATGATTTAATGGTTGGAAATGAATCATCTGCAATTACAATTGCAGGTTCACCTGCGGCAGGTGAACAAGTATTTTTTAATATCTTTAGAGATGTTTCAGCAGATAATTTAACAGCAGATGCAAAACTATTAGGTATAAAATTATTCTTTACTACTGATGCTGCTAACGACGCATAAGGAATTTAGATATGAGAGAATTAAAAAATAAACTTACACCAGGTAAGAATACAAAAAATATCCAAACAAAAAAAAATAAATCTTTTGGTTATCAAGTTTTAGGATTTGGTTCTGGTAGTTCAGCTAAAGCACCTTATAGTGCTTCTTTCTTAGTTATCGCTGGAGGTGGTTCGGGAGGATCTGTCGGTGGTGGTGGCGGAGGAGCTGGTGGATATAGAAATTCATTTGGTTCAGAAACTTCAGGAGCCGACTCATCTACAGAATCTGTTTTGACTTTAACACCAGGTGTTCAATATACCGTAACAGTCGGTGGTGGCGCTAGTGGACCATCTTATAATGGAACTGCTAATAATGGAAGTAATTCAGTAATTTCAGGAACAGGAATAACTACGGTCACTTCAATTGGTGGTGGTAGAGGTGGATCAAATCCCAATAAAAATTCAACGGTTGCTCCTGCCTCTGGAGGTTCTGGAGGCGGAGGAGCTAAAAACACAGGATCATCTGGAGGAGCAGGTACAGC